ACGTCCTGTTCAACCGGGCCACGAATGACCTCCAGAAGCAGGACACTTGCGCTATCATCCGACGCCGCCTCTATGAAATGGACATCGAGGCCATGACCGGGGAGCTGCCGGACATCGAGCCGGGGTCCGAGGCATCGTTCCCCTGCGTCTACGACCTGCGCCGGATGGACATCGTGAAACTGGCAAAGCTCAATCACCGGAGCTTCGACACCCACATCAAGCAGCTTGCAAAATCCCTGGAGCGCCGCATCGGGAACGCCATGCCGGTAGTCATCGGGGAGGCCGGGAACGTCATCAACGGGATAGGCCGCCTGCAAGTAGCAGCGGAGGCCGGCAGAAAGGTCATCGCCTGCGTCGAGGTGAGGCCGGAGCAAGAGGCTTTCGCGTCCTCCATGCTCAACCTGTTATCCATGGACTTTGACATGGAGAGCACCTACGCCGACGATCTGCGCTTCAACAGCTTCATGCGGGAGCGGAACACCAGGGAGACCGACGCCGAGGGCAACGCCGCCCTGGGGGACGGCTTCTTTAAGGGCGTGTTCCCAAAAAACTGTGGGCGGGACTTCTGCAAGCTGGAGGGCGCGGCCCTGGAGACCTGGCGCCGACACTACGGGTCCAGCGTGGTAGACTTTGGAGCCGGGAAGCTCAACAACACCCGGACGCTCCGCAAGGCCGGTATTCAGGTATCAGCCTTTGAGCCGTACTTCGTGACCGTGGGCGAGAAAATCCACAAGGAAAAGAGCCTGGAGATTGCCGCCCGCTTCCTGGATGAAGTGGAGGCCGGGACGCCGTATAGCAGCGTCTTTATCTCCAGCGTGTTCAACAGCGTACCCTTTATGGCGGACCGGAAGCAGATTGCGGTCATCGCGGCGGCCCTGTGCGCCCCGGACGGGATGGTGGTCTGCTGGTGCCAGAGCAACAAGGCCCCGCAGTTCGTGAACACGAAGAAAAAGTTCATGGCCGCAGAAAAAATCCTGACCTTTGACCTGGACTATGAGCCTAACACCATCCTGGGGGACATCGGAGCACACCCCAAGGTCCAAAAGGGCCACACCGAGGAAGAGATGCGGGCGATCTTCGCCCCGTGCTTCCGTACCGTGAAGCGCCTGGAGATGATAACAAAATTCTGGTACATGGAGGCGGCAGACCCGATTGTGGACCCTGCGGCCCTGGCCGCTGCGCTGGACTTTGAATTTGAGCTTCCCTACCCGGACGGCTCACGCATGGGACTGTCTCAGCGAGCGCGGGAAGCGTTTGAGCACCGGCTCGGTATTCGCCTGCCCCCTCCGACGAAAGGAGAGGCAAAATGAGAGACAACGTACACCCTGGGGAGAAATGGGAGTTCAACGGAGAAGTGGCCGCCTGCTTCGCCAATATGCTTGAGCGCAGCATCCCGGACTACCGATCTATGCGGGCGCTTACCTACAAGCTGGGCGAGCGCTTCATCCAGCCGGAGACCCTGATTGTGGACGTGGGGTGCAGCACCGGCCTGGCCGTGGAGCCATTCGTGGTGAAGTACGGCCAGAGCAACAACTTTCTGCTGGTGGATAACGCGCCGGCCATGGTGGAAGCCTGCGAGAAGCGCTTCCAGGCGGACGTCAACGTCACGGTCCGGCAAGGGAATATTTGGGAGTATTTGCCATTTGAGCAAAAGAGCAGCCTGGTCCTCTCCGTCCTGTCCATGCAGTTCATGCCGACGGCCTACCAGCCCCGGATGCTCAAGCAGATTTACGACGGCCTGACCGACGGCGGGGCGCTCATCTTTGTAGAGAAAATCCTCAGCGAAAACATGGATGACCTGATGGTGGACCTCTATTACGAGATGAAGCGGGAGAACGGCTATACCGATGAGCAGATCATGTCCAAGCGGCGCAGCCTGGAAAACGTGCTGTCTCCGCTCAAGGCCGAGTGGAGCGTGGACATGATGCGGACCGCCGGTTTTCGGCAAGTCGATATGTTTTGGCGCTGCCTGAATTTCTGTGGCTGGATAGCCGTTAAGTGACGGCTACCGGCCCCGAAAGGAGGGTAGATCGGAATGCCGAAGCACAGAGACACCGAGCCGTGGGAGCGTCTGGAGGGCGAGGGTGTCAAAGCGTATGAGGCGTTTTCGGTCTACCTGGAGCTGGGGGAAGAGCGCAGCATCCGGGCGGTTGCTAAGCAGTTAAACAAAAGTACCACGCTCATAGGCCGATGGAGCCGCACCTATCAGTGGGTAGAGCGGACCGCCGCATACGACGTTGACGTCCAGAGGAAAGCCCATGCCCAGGCCGTCAAGAAGCGTCGGAAAATGGCTGACCGTCATATCAGCATCGCCCTGAAATTGCAGGAAAAGGCGTTGCAGGCCCTCAAGGACATGGACCCCAGCGAGATAGACCCGAAGAACCTTGTGGCGTTCATCCGGGAGGCTACCAAGCTGGAGCGTGAGAACCGCATGGAGCTGGAGGCCGACACCGCACCGGGCAAGGCGAATGAGCAGGCCGACAGCAGCCTTGCCGCCGTCATCTCTGAGGCGTGGGAACGGAGGAAGCAGCAGAATGAACCTGACAAGTGACGCCATCCTCTACTACGCCGACAATCCGGTGGACTTCGTGGAGGACATTATACGGGCCAAGCCGGACAGCAATCAAAAGGCTATCCTGAACAGTGTAGCGCAATACCCCATGACTTCTGTTCGCTCCGGCCATGGCATCGGCAAGAGCGCGGTGGAGAGCTGGCTTGCCATCTGGTTTCTGACTACCAGGCCATTCCCGAAGATACCCTGCACCGCCCCTACCCAGCACCAGCTATGGGACATCCTGTGGGCCGAGATTGCGAAATGGCTCCGCAGTAACCCAGCCCTGTCTCAAGAGCTGATATGGACCAAGGAAAAGGTCTACATGAGAGGCCACCCGGAAGAGTGGTTCGCGGTAGGCCGGACGGCCAGTAAGCCCGACGCCCTCCAGGGCTTTCACGCCGAACACGTGCTTTACATCATCGACGAAGCCTCCGGTGTCCGAGATGAGATATTTGAGCCGGTCCTCGGCGCACTATCTACGGAGGGCGCAAAGCTGGTAATGTGTGGGAACCCCACGAAGATTACCGGCTTTTTCTATGACAGCCACCACAAGTCCCGCGAGCTTTACAACGCCATGCACATTGACGGGCGGGACAGCAGCCGCGTAGATCAGCAGTTCATCGACACCATCATTGATATGTTTGGTGAGGACAGCGACGTCTTTCGCGTCCGTGTGGCTGGGGAGTTCCCCAAGGCCCTGCCTGACAGCTTCATCCCTATGGAGTGGGCAGAGCGGGCGAGCGAGGCCGAGGCCCCGGAGATTGACCGGGCGGCCCGCGTTGACATCGGGATTGACGTCGCCCGCTACGGTGATGACAGCAGCGTCCTATCCCCCGTCCTGGACAAGAAGCTCCAGGAAAAGCCGGAGATATACCACCACAACGACACCATGGAGCTGAGCGGCAAGGCCGTCCAGCTCATCAAGCGCTACGCCCTGGAGCAGCCCTGGGCAGAGATACACGTCAAAATCGACTGCGACGGCCTGGGCGTCGGCGTGTTCGACCGGCTCATGGAGCTGCGGGAGCAGATCGTGGAGGAAGTTCAAGCCCAGCGCGACCGCCGGTACGCTGACGATGAGGACGTCCCGCCCCCGTTCACCCTGGACATCGTAGAGTGTCACTTCGGCGGCGAGGGCGGCACCATCAGCGACGATGACCCCATCGACTACCAGAACAGCACCGGCCTTATGTGGGGAGCTGTCCGGGAGGCCCTGCGAACCCAGAGTATCAAGCTATACCCTGATGACAAGCAGATAAGCCAGCTCTCTAACCGGAAATATGTGGTGAACAGCGCGGGCAAGATTGAGCTGGAGAAGAAAGAGGCCATGAAGAAGCGCGGCCTATCCTCACCGGATATGGGGGACGCGCTGGCCCTGGCCCTGCATGACCCGCTGGTAAGCGACTGGAGCATTGACTAAGGAGGACACCATGAAAGCAAAATGCAGTTACCTTGTATCGGCTGACGGCTGGCCGATGAAGTATATCCGGGCAAACACGGCGGCAGAGGCTCGGCGTCGCTGGCAGAAGATGACCGGCGGCCCCAGAAACCCCACCGTCTCCCAGGTGCTCGGTAAGAAGCCGAAGCGCGAGGGGGGCGAATAACCGTGCCATTCTGGAACCGATTTAGAGGGGGCGGAGCGGGGCGGGCAAGCCAGACCTACCGGAGCGATAGCGCTATGCTCCCCCGGTGGACGAACCCGCCGGAGCGCAACACCCAGGAGTGGATAGAGGCTTTCAGAACGAACCCGCGCCTATCCGTTGTGGAGCGCATCGCTTCCGATCTATCCTTTGCGGCGGGCAAGCTCTACCGGATAGATGAGAACGGAGACGAACAGGAGCTTACGCAGCACCCGTTTTTGGACTTCTGGGCCAACCCTAACCCGCTGCATGAGATGAGCAACGCCGCCCTGTGGCGGCTCCTGGAGATTTATCTCAAGCTCAAGGGCGAGGGCTACTTCATCATTGAGAAATCGCCCCTGGGCGTCCCTGTGGAGCTGTGGCCGCTTCCTGTCCATTGGGTGCAGATGACGCCGTATATGGGACACCCGTACTACACGGTCCGGCTCACCAATGGCCTGCTCATGGAGGTATCGGTCGATGATATGTTCGTGATGAAAGACCTCAACCCCCTGGACCCGTTCAAGCGGGGCCTGGGGCAGTCTGAGGCCCTGGCCGATGAGATAGAGACCGACGAATACGCGGCCAAGTTCCAGAAGCGCTTCTTCTTCAACGACGCCACCCCCAACCTCGTTATCGGTATGCCTAAGTCCACCCCGGAGCAGCGGCAACGCTTCCGGGCTGAATGGCTTGAGCGCTTCCGGGGGATGTTCCAGAGCCACGGCGTCGCCACCGTCAACGGCGATGTCACGGTGAACAAGGTCGGAGACACTATGAAAGACATGGACATGGTGAACGGGCGTACATTCCTGAGAAACGCCG